TTACCCTGCGGGAACGGTAAGATACTGCACGGAGCCGTTCGCCAAGGTGACTTGGAGCCCAGCGCGCGCCGGGTAGTTGCGGAACGCCGCAGCATTGCCGCTGACCTTGATCCTTCGACCAGCCCAGTCACCGGGGACGGGCTCGCCTTCCCACGCGTCACGCGAGACCTGCTGTAGAATCCAAAAACCGCCGCTGCCAACATCTTGGACGCTGTATGTCTGCGCTTCGTTGCTGCTGTGCCAATTGCCTTTATCGCTGGAGGTGAAACTACCACGACCCACGATGTTGTTGGTCGCACGACCTGCCGCATCCAATGCGAAGGTTGACGCGCGCACAGCTTGGGTCTGGGCTGCCGTGGCGGAGATACCGGCTTCTGAGGCCTTTGTGCTGGCTGTTCCGGCGCTGGTATTGGCAGCGGTAGCCGCGTCTTGTGCGGTCTGCCGAGCCGTCGCGGCAAGGCCTGCTTGGGTCGATGCCGTAGAGGCGCTGCCAGCCGCGTTTTGCGCACTGGTGCTGGCCTGCCCTGCATAGGTGTTGGCGTTCGATGCTGACGTGCCCGCGTTGGTCGCCGATGTAGCTGCGGCCGATGCCGACTGGCCTGCCTCCGTCGCTTTGGTGCTTGCCGTCGAGGAACTGGTCGCGGCAGCGGACGCCTGCTTGCCTGCATCATCATGAGACTTCGCCGCAGCCGTCGCGCTGATCGATGCGGCATTGGCCGAACCTGCCGCGTTGCTTTCGGACGTGGCCGCGTTGGTCGCGCTGGTTGACGCTTCGCCCGCTTTGGTCGTGGCGATATCCGCCTTGGCCGTGGCCGTGCTCGCGCTGGTACCAGCCGCGTCCGCCTTCTGCGTGGCGATCGTGGCCTGACCCGAGGCGGTGGTTGCATGGCCGCTGGCGCTCGATGCCGATTGCGCGGCCTCTTGTGCCTTGGTGTTGGCTGCCGTCAGAGCGTTCGCCGCAGCCGTCTGTGCTGCCGCCGCATCTGTGCTTGCCGTTTCCGCGTTCTGCGCTGCCGCCAAGGCGTTGGCTTCAGACTGGGCCGCTGCCGAAGCGCTTGCTGCCGCTGCCGCTGCCTCGCCACCCGCATCGGTGATCAGACCGTCGATCTGGGCCTGCATGGCGTTGAACGTGTCATCGAACTCCTCGATGGCCGCGTGCACAGCATTAACCCGATCGACCACGAACTGGGCTTCGGCATCGCCGATCGGCGTCCCAGCCGGGGCACCATGCGTGGCATAGTCCTCAGGCTTGGCGTCACCTGTGATTGCAGCCCAAGCGAACCGCTCATCGCCCGCGACCACGCCTGAGTAGATCGTGCGATCAGATTGCGCATTGGTGGTCGATCAGTAGCTGATCGCCACGTCATAGGCCGTGCCTGTGGTAACAGACGTGATCTCGATCGCGCTGGTGTTGCGACCGTAGATGCCTGCCATCCACCAGCCGGGAGTACCAGCGAGACGGTACTCGACGATGATCTGCGAGGTATAAGGATTGTCGTTCGCGCCGTTGATCCGAATGACCGGCCGCACGCCTGCATCGCTGGTGATCGTGCCGCCTTGCACCAGCCAGCTTGTGGACTCTGGCGCGGCCATGTCGCTGGCGTCAAACCCGCGAAGTGCGATCGTGGGCGGGGCAACCTGTGACTGCCCAAGCGCAAACGCGTGCTTGTTGTCGTTCTCGCTCTTGAGCGTAAGCGTAACAACGCCATCAGTAGGGTTGTATTCGCGGTTGATGACCAAGCACTTGATCGATGTGGCTGCAATAGCGGGCACGTTTACGGTGATGGCTTCGCCTACGCGAATGCCCAGACCACGTATCTTGACCCCCATGGTGAAGGTCAGCATCTCACGGCTGTTGACCAGATTGTACGTCGCAAGCTGGTGCGCCTGTGCGGCTTGCTGCACCATCGTGAATTCGACTTCGCGCGATGCCTGAAAACCGCCGTCCTCATCCACATAGACTGAGGCGGTTACCTGCTCGCCTGAGATCATTTCCCAAAACTGCGAGGGTTCCCTGTATGTTGGGATGACCGTGTTGTATCTGCTGCGCAGCGAGGTGGAATTTTGGATTTCCACATCCCGTACGATGTCAGCGCTGCTGATCGAGGCGGTAGTGGTGAGCGGCGTGTTTACGTGGCAGCTAATCTGCGCCCCCCGCGCGATCGGCACGCCAGCGCCTGCGGCCAAGATAGTGGACAGAACCGCGAACTTGTCGTCCTTGGTGCTCGCTACGCCGCCGCACTTCCAGCCATTGGCATCAGCCACGTTCGCGCCACGGACGAATGCGGCAAAGTCCACTTCGGAAGGACGCGCACCGATACCAACAACCTTGCGGCCGTTTTGGTACTTACCCAGAACCCAATGGAGCGCACACAAGTAAGGGTTCTCAGAAAATTCCCAAGTTGCGGCGTTGTCCAGCCGGTGACTACCAGAGCCACCCGGATAGGTGCTGTCGCGGCGTGGATCATATACTTTGACACCGCGCGCGGTGAACAACATCTTTGGCAGACCCTGCGGGAATTGGTCTGTGTCGTAGTCTGCCCAGACGAGTGCGAGGGCGTGCCCTGAGGCCAAGCCGGGGTTCTTCGGTGCCGCGCCGCGCGAGCCGAAACCCTGCGAGATCGTGGTGGTCGAAGGTGTGTCGCCATTCAGAAAGCGCATGCCGAACTTGCCCGTGTAGAGCTTCTTCGACGCGGGGGTGGTGCCGCTCACCAGTGCAAAGTTGCTAGATGGATTGCCACTGAAGTTCAGCGCTACATCATTGGCGTACGCGTACTCCACGCCTTGAATCGGACCCGATGCCGAGAGTGCAATAGCCAACCACAGGTAGTCGTTTTTCTTGCCACTCAACTCGCGATAGATCAACGTGCCGCCAGTGGCTGAATGGCCATAGAGAACTTCTACAGGGGCTTTCGCGCTTAACTTCGTATCAAGCTGGCTGCCGCTGGAACTGGGCTTCGGCGGCATCATCGTGAGCATCGACACGGCCATGAGCGCAACGCCCGCAACCGTGGCGATCGTCGCAAGGCTGATGCCAGCGATCGTCGCGGTGACACCCACGGCGGTCAAAACCGAGCCGACAGCCATAAAAGCTGCGCCGATCAAAGGGATAGCCATCGGCATCTTAGGCAACCCTCCAAGCTACAGTGCAGACGTGGCTGGGGCCGCGCATCACCTCGCCGTTGGCGAAGCCGATCAGGTGTTCACCGGAGTCCACCATGACGCCCAAGGCGGTCCAAGGCCGTTCGTCCTCGCCACCCGGAAACCCTACGAGATCGCCCGGCAGAGCCGAGGCAGGCGGGATGCGAGCGAAACCGTATTGATCGACGAAGTCCTCCATCGAGGCACAGCCGAGCGCGGTCATGGCGCGGCGTGCACCGATCTCAGTCGTGTAGTTGCGCGCTTTCTCGCGCACGGTCTCGAAGCCCATGTTCTCTAGGTGACGTGCGGCTAGTATAGCGCAGTCGGCGCTGCCCCATGAGAAAGGCTGACCATAGAACTCGTCTATGGTCTTTTGTGTGTTCTGGACGCGCTCTAGCAACTTCATGCGTGTATTTATTCGAGCGGCGTGATCAGCCACCAAATATACCCGGCAGTGACCTTATCGATCCGCCACCACCGGGGATCGGTGTTGTCGATGGCTTGCCAGCCTCGCCACCCCAGTAGATTTCAACGGTGGAATCCACGTTGAAGTCGAAGCCGGTTTCACCGGGCCAAATAGCTTGGTGCCACTTGGAATTGAGCGCTTCGCCTTCGTTCACTGAGAACAATCGATCGTACGCCGAGACCGTGACGAGTTCACACGATTGACCATTAGCCTGAATACTGGTCACAACGGTGTCGAGACGACCGGACCACAGCAACTCCATACCGATCACAATCCCGGTCAAATCATCGACCGAGCCCATCCAAATGCGCACCGGGCTGCCTTGGTTGTCGGGCTGTGATAGTTCACCGATCGCGTTGGCCGATGCTGGCATCAGCGAGACACTGACGGAGGGCGCTTCGCTCGCGATCTGTTCGTTGATCTGATCGATGCCGCCGATCACCCCGAAGGTCGGATCGCTGCCTTTGAATGTCACTTGCTGACCATCGACCAAGAGCGCAAGCGAGGCGCTACCGTCGATCAGGTTGATCGAGGTACCAGTCGATTGCAGTTCGATCCGAACCGCGTGAAAAATGCGGATGACGGGCGAATTTGTGAGGCGAGAGAGAAGCGCGGCGTCCATCAGACCGCCTCATCGATGACGAATGAGAGGCCGGTGTTTTCAGCCAGCCCAACGGTCCAACCAGCCGCGTTACCTGCAACGAAGCCCATGAGTTTCGGACGCGCGAACTCGACCGGTTCACCAGCGGCAAGCGGGGTCTTGAGCGCGGGTTGGATCGTGAGGTTTGCCCCGTTCACGGCAGTGATCTGGTGCAGGTAGTGGACCCCGAGGCGCTCGATCGAGATCATCTGACCCACGACCTTGGGCGCGCCGCCGCCGCTGACCACGATCTGCCGCCCACCAGTGGCGGGAGCCGCGATGTTGCCGGTGGTCCACTTGCTGGTATCGATGCCGGGCTGTGGCAGGTCGATGATGACAAGTTCAGCCAGCCCAGCGATGAGGGCGGCAATGACGGGGCCAGCCTGCTTGGCGAACATCTTGCGGCATTCGATCTTGAGCGACCACTTGTCACCAAGTCGAGCGAGACGCTGCACCGGGCCTGCAAGAAACGGCTTGAGATCAGCAGCCGAGGTGTTCAGCGTAATTTCGGTGTTGCTACCGAACGGTATTTGAGGAAAGACTATCGCCATCGGATATTTATCCGATGGCGACTATTTCCTTACCTGTAGAGGGTGTTGCGGTTGCGCCTTGTCTGATCGCGGTTAGTCATTTTCTGGGCTGCTTGTACAGCCTGCATTTGACTGGTCTGAATCCAGCCCTTGACGGTATGGGTTAAGACCGCGTCGTTAGCGTTCACGGTGGTATTGATCACCGTGGTGTTACCAGCCGAGGCGCGACCTTGCGTGTTCTGCTGTAGGGCGGTCGAGAGCAAGTTGTTCGGCGCGATCTGGCTGCCACCGGGCAGGTAGACCAACTCCTTGCCATTTTCGCCTACGGTCGTGAGGCCACCTCGCCAATTGTTAGTACCCGCGACGTTTCGACCGACGCTTACGCCGGGCGACGGCTGCTTGCTGATGCCGAGCGCGCTCTTGCCCAGACCCTTGATGCCCAGCGCCTGCCCGATAGCCTCGAAAATCACAAATTGGACCGCCATCTTGATGAGGCTGGCGATGACCGACTTGGCCATGTCGCCGATTGCCTCTTGGAACGACTTTGCGCCCATGATGGCATCGGTGAATCCCGAGGTGATATCATCGAGCGCGCCGTTTGCGATGTCACCAAGCTGGGCATTCAACGTGCCGAAAGAGTCCGCGTGTTCCTTGATCCGACCACGAACAGAGGGGTTGTCCTTGGACTGCTCACGCGTCTTTTCGTCGGTCTGGCGCTGCTGGCCATCCTCAAAGGTCTTGTCCATTTGGGCCAGCATCGAGTCGATTCGGTCGCGGGTGAGGCCCAACAGGATGAGGTCAGCCTCATACTGCTGGCGACGGACCTGAAACTCCAGACGATCGGCTTCCTGCCGCTTCTGCAAAGCATCGAGTTCCAGTTGGTGCTGCTTGGACGTGGTACGCGCGACCTTGGCGCGATCCTCAAGTAGATCGGCTTCGGTGCGCAGCTTGTCAGCAGCAAGTTCGGCATCCTCCTCTGCCAGCTTACGCGTGCGCTCTGCCACCTCGCGCGTGTTGGCCGCGACAATGTTGGCCTCCTCGATCGCTGCCAGTTCCTTGGTTTTTGCCGTCAGGGTCTCGGCACCTGCCTTGGTCAACTGACCAGAGGTGACCCGCTGCTGGATCGCATCGAGCTTTTCCTCAGTCTGGAGGGCCAAAATCTCACGCTGTAGCTTCAACTTCTCGCCGAGATCGACGGTCTCTTGCAGGAGTAGCTGACGGCGCTCGATCTCAAGCTGACGCGCTTCATCGGTGCCGTCACTTGGCGTGCTGCCCTTTTTGCCGGGCTTTTTCTTCGCGGGATCGGCAGGCGCGGGCTTGCCGGGCCTTTCCACAAATGCCGCGCGGGACTTGGGATCGCGCAATTCGTTCTCAACGGCTTTCGCCTGTGCCAAGGCGCGCGCCTCAGGTGAGTTCTTGGCGGCATCCTCACCCTGTTTCGCGTAGACCTGACGGCCGTCGTTGATACCAAGCTGGCGATCCTTAGGATCGCGGCCGAGAACCGAAACGGTCGGGGTTGCCTTGGCCGTCTCCTCTGCGACCTTCTTGTTGTAGTTGGTCTGGGCATCAATCACCGCAGCCTTCGCGATGTCATATGCTGCCTGACGCGCGGCTTCGGCCAATAACTGGTACTTGTCCGTGAGGGTGGCGACATCCACAGCGAGGCCACGCGTCTTTGCCCCAGCGATCACACTGGCCTTGCTGACGTTGCCGGTGGCGGCTGCCGCGTTGGTGGCCGCATCAGCCTCGATATCCAGCTTGGTGGCGAGTTCGCTGACCTGTGCCTGTAGATCAGCAGTCCGGGCGTTGGCCGTCGCCGTTGAATAGGCCCAATAAGCCATACCAGCGGCAATGGCGGTCAAGGCGATGCCCAGCGGTCCACCCAAGACGGCCGTCAAGGCCGAGGCGGCACGCGTGGCCACGTTCATCGTGGTGGCACCGGCCGCGATCGATCGGCTCGCCACATTGTAGACGGCAGCGGACGAAACGGCTGCGGCGGCATTGGCTGCCAGCGCCGTGGTGGCCCGAGCAATACCGGGGATGAAGGTGGCGGTATAGAGCCCGGCAATGACCGTGAGGGCGGTGGCTACCGCTGGCAAGTTGTTGGCCAGCGCCTTGATGGCCTCCACCAGAATGAGGGTTGCGCCTGACGCTTGGTTGCTTTGGCCAACGAACTGCGTGAACGAATTGCTCAAGACGGTGAACGCCTGTGAGAGCGTGGTGGCCGCCTTCGCGGCCTTTTCATCAAGTATCGATGAGCCAGCCAGAATAGCGTCGAAGAACGCTTTTGACGTTACTTTGCCCGCTTTAACATCCTTGGTCAGTGCAGCTACCGAGCCGCCCCACTTCTTGTTGCCCGCCGCAGCGGCCTCAAGTAGAGGGCGTGCGCCATCAATAATGGAGTTGTACTCTTCGGCCTGAATCTTGCCACCACCAAGCGCTTGCGCAAGCTGGTGCAGAGCGCCGCCTGCGGATTCTGCCGATCCACCTTGCACCTTGAGAGCGGTGGCAACAGTGGAAGTGAACTTAATCAGGTCCGCCTGAGACGCGCCGAGTTCTTTTGCCGATCCAGCCGACTTGCCGTAGAGGACGCCAAGGGCTTCGATCTCGACGCCGTTCTGCTGTGCAATTGCGAATAGCTGTTCCTGCACCCCTTTGAGTTGCAGCATCTCGATGCCAGCAACCTTGAGCGAGTTAGTGAACCGGGTCCAAGTATCCGCCGCGCGCAGGACTTCAGCCGCGCCCCACATGCCCGCAAGCACAGGCGCGAAACGCGTGATTTGATCACGCATGCTGCTGATCTGACGCTGGAGGTGCTTGCTTGGGTCGTTGTCGTTCCAAGCGCGCGCCGAACGCTGGGCAGCACGTGCCTGATCGGCAGCCAGCCGGGCAGCCGCGCGAGCGTTGAGGTTCTGAAGGCGGCGAAGTTCGCGTTCAAACTGACCGATGTCAGCGGCAAAGCGGGTCGTTAAAGCGTTAGAAGAGGCCATGCCTCTATTTATTGATCGGCCTTAATCGACGTGCTTGGTGCGCCGTAGAGCGACATCCACCTTTCGAATTCATCCTCACTCGGTGCACTTATTTTCTCATCAGTGCCTGAGTGGAACTTGCCGAATCCCGAGAGTGCGAAGGTGTACTCCCAAAGGGACATGTCTTTGATTTCACGTGGTGTGTAACCAGCAGCGCCGCCATTTTCGTAGAACTTGCCCCAGCGGATCAATCCATTGGGGCTATCGGAAAATTTGCGTCGGACTCCTCATCGGCATCAGGCTGCTCATCATCCACGCCCATGATGGCGGTCATCACCACGCTGCCAGCGATGGCCGCGTAGTCAAAGATGTTGCCCTCGACGATCGTACGGGTGACGAGATCGTAAGCGTTGCGGTTATCCATGCCGCCACCGATCAAGCCCAGCCGAATGGTCTCGATCACATCCTCGACGCGCCATTCGCCCATGATTAGGCGGTTCGCCAGAACAAAGGGACCGACGCCGGTCCGTTCTTGCAATGTAATGAGTTCGCCAATTTTCAGGCAGAGATCGAAATAGCCTTCGCCTACAAAGACGTTTTCAAGGATGGCGGAACGGGTCTTAATGGGGTTGCTCATGCAGGTATTTATCCCGTTATGAACAACCCCGTGTCAGGTGATCAGATTTCGGTGACTTCCACCGCTCCAGCCTGCTCAAGCGTTAGCTGGCCAGTCGCGGACTTGAGGCGTTCGCCCCCGAACTGGAACGATGACAGCACGAAAGGACCCTCGACGAGGACGGTGCCATCGGTGATCTGGCAATTCTTGATCTTGCCGCTCTGCGCCCAGTCGAGCCACTCAAAAACGTCACCTCGGTTGATCATGCCCTCGCCATCGATCTTGCAGTCGGTGCTGGTCACGCGGCGGACGGTCTGGGCAGGTGCCGACTGGTCATCGAGATCGATAAGCTGATCAGTTTCAGTGCTGGTCGAGAACGAAATAGAACGCGACGTGTTGATCAGGGTCGGTGCAGAAAACACTTCGGGGGAAGCGCCGTTGCCAACCTTGACGAGGATGGTCTCACCCATGACGGGGATGATGTAGGACATTGAAGGAACTCCTGTTTGATAGTCTATCAGGAGCTATTTATTCAGGAGTACGATTAGATCGGCTGTAGCAGGTAGCGGAACGTCAAGACAACGTGCCCGATCTGATTGTCCTTTTCATCGATGTTCTTGGAATCCTCAAACCCGTGTTCGACGATGCCGAAGCCATCGATCTCGATGGGGTCCCGTAGCGCTGTCATGACCAGCCCGGCCTGCACCTTGTGATCAGGCTTGCGGCCGAAAACGTGGATTTGGGTGAAGCAGTCATACATCTCGGCCGCCTCGAATGCGGCTAGGACCTGATCGTCACCGATGACGGTCCAAGGCAAGGAGGTGCCAACCGGAACGGTGGCGTAGACGTTGCTGACGCCAGCCGTGATGAGCGCTTGATATATGGCCGCTTGCAGCGGCAGCGATGGATCGATCACAGCCCTAACTCCTGCTTGAAAACCTTGCGGAGCGCGGTGCGAAGGTTGCTACGGTGGCGTTTGCGGTAGATGCGCGTTAGCGGGACCCAAAATGGATTTGCTGGCACGTGGCTGCCATCACGGGCGACATGGCCAAACTCCAGCGGCACAGCGTAGACGAGGGCGCTGTCGCCCACGCTGACGCTATACTCCATCAACCGGCTGTCGCCGACCGTGAGTTCGATCGAGTCCCCGAGATGGGGCGCGTCCTCTGTGCGCGGGGTGATGATCTTGCCCCTCTTGAGCATGGCCGTGGCGACTTTGCGATTCACCTCATCAATCCGCTGCCGAACGGCAGCGGGCATGCGCCCCAGCCGTGCCGCGAAGGCGTCGATCTCGCGCGTGTCGGTGGTTGTCCTAATCATTCAGACCACCGCGCTGGGCCGTCACGTTGATCTGCCGACCACGGCCTTCAAGGTCGCCGATCCACAGGATATCGTAGGCCGCATCGTTGTGATCGATCATGCGATCACCGATCGTGATGTCAGCTACCGGGATGCGCAGTGTCACGTCAAAGCGATCGATCCCGCTGGCGCGCATGGATCGCACCTCCTCACCACCGCGCTGCGCAGCGATAGCAGCGGCAATGCGCTCCAAGCCCGGCACGACTGCCCAGCCGTCAGCGATCGGGTTGCCGTAGCCGTCCACAATGGAGGACTTGCGCTCGATGCGCACCACGTGGCGATAAGCGCCGGTAGGAGGCGGGACATAGGCCATCAGTATGCGCGATACCTTGCAAGGATGGCGTTGACCGCGAACGGAACGTCCTTGAGATCGACAGCAGACGCCGCTTCACGGTGTTCGTAAAAGTGAGCCACAAGCATCAGGATTGCGTGCACAAGGTCTGCCGGGATGGTCTCATACCCAGCGGTGAACTCGACCTTGACGCTGCCCAGCTTGAGGCAGGATGTCGTGTGGTGACAAAGGACGATGCGCGCTGGTGTGCTGTCGATATCGACCACGTAGGTCGTGGGATCGAGTGTCACGCCATCCACGGTGATCTTGTCCACCGAGGCGACTGGGCACAGGTCCAGATCGATGCACCGGGGAAGGTGATCGAGCGTCAATTGCCACCGGGAAAGCAGCAGCGGAATCCCGGCACCAGTGGGACCTTCGATAACGGCTATGGCCGTATCAATCAGGCGATCGATCAGGGTGTCATCGAGGTTGTGCGCAACGCGCAAGTGATCACGCGCCGTGGCGATCGATACCACGTCAATCGAGGGCGTTGTCAGCCGCTTCAGGCGCGTCCAATCCATCACTTTGGCGACTTGGCCGGGGCTTTGGCGCGGAGACGCTTGGCGGTCTCCTTAAACAGCGGCAGTTCAGCGGTTTCGATCGGGGTGGCAACACGTGCAACCGAGACGGCTTCGGCAATACCGAACTCGATCCAGCGTGCGGCTTCATCAGTTTCGACGATGTCGCCGGGCTGATGATTGATGTGGGGGCCAACAAGGGCCGAGATCATACGAACTTTGGTCATGTGGTTATTTATTCGGGCAAGCAAAAGGGCCAGTCCTTTCGGACTGACCCATATGTTGTTCACCGAAGTGACTGGGCTTATTAGGCCTGAGTCAGCTTCTTGATTGCACGGCTGTCCGTGACGATGCCGTCGTAGCGGCCGAAGCCCACGAAACCGACCTGATCGGAGGTGGCAAAACGCTCATCGAGTCGCTTGAGCGAGAAGTCACGAACCTTGCGGACCGTAAACTTGCTGAAGTCACCAGCCAGCGCCGAGACAGCGCCGGTGACAAGTCCAGCCATCGAGGGGTTGATGTGGTACGGGCGACCAAGGATGGTAGCCGGTGCACCAGCAACCATGCCGGGCTGCCACAGGGGACGGCCTTCGCCATCCTTGAGCAGACGCGCGGCCAGAAGCACGGGGTCACCAAACATGAACTCGGCCTTGTCGCGATAGGCCGGGTCAACCGAGTGCAGCAGCTTGACGAAGTCGTCATAGCTGATGGCAGTTGCGGCAGCGCTGGTCACGCCAGCGGAAGCGCCGGTCGCAATGCCCTGCGGCTGACCGGTGCCAGTGCCTACCGTAAGCATCTCGTTGAGGATGCGACCGAGGCGCTCTGCCATGCCCTCGCGAACAATCTTTTCCGGATCGATAGCGGCGTCCTGAAGCAGTTCGCTCGATACCTTGATCACGCCCGTGGTGAACTTGTACGCGCCAAGCGACTTCTGGCCAAACGCGACGTTGGTCTCATCGACTTCCGCGCCTTCAGCGATGAGAGCGCCCTTGTTGTTGGTGTCGTCCAGCGACGGGATCGACAGCGGATTGCCCGAAGCCGTGGTCAGGTAGGTGACCGGACCGCCTTCATTCATCGGACCGTAGGCCTTCAGAGCCTTAATCAGTTCGGGAACGAAGCCCTTCGGGACTAGATGGCCACCACCGGCTTCGGTTGCAACACCAGCGGCGCGCAGTTCGCGTGAATCGATGTCACCACGCAGGTACGAACGGAACGCGTCAGCCGACGCGTCAACATTGCCGCGCTGCTCAACAACGGTGTCCTCGACGGGCAGACGCTCAACAGCGGCCTCATGGGCCTTTGCGCGGGCTTCAACGGCATCCAGCATCTTGGCGCGTGCTTCAAGGGCATCGGCCTCGTCCAGCATGCGCTGTGCTTCGGCCAGCTTCTCGGCATCAGCGGCTTCGGCGATGACAAGCGCCGCCTTGTTGGAAATCTCCAGCGCCTTCGCGCGAAGTTCAAAAGTATTCATGTTGTAGGTTCGCTCCAATCGATTGGGTTACGAACCTATTTATTCAGTAGCCTATGATGGCCGCTCCGATCACCGCAGTCGGTTACTCAGAGCGCGCTTGAACAAGATGACGCGCTCATTCTCATCTACAGTCACGATGTTTTCTGGCTTCTGTGCTGATCGCCAAGCCTCAAGCGAACGAAGCGCCGCTTCGGTGGCGGGATAAGCCGGGTTGATAACAAAGCTGATCTCAAACACATCGACTTCGAGCAGGGTACGCTCGATGTTGCCGTCCTCATCCTCACGCCACTGCTGGTCGAGCACGCGAAAGCCGAAAGACATCCTGAGATCGCCGTCCTTGAGGGCGTCCAACTGGGCAGGGGTGAACCGCGCGGTGTCGAGATCAAACGCCAGCCCGTGGTCATCCTCTGTGAGGGTCAGCTTGCCCGAGGCGGTGGAACCTAGCGGGGAGTCATCACGATGCGCCCACAGGGCGTGGATGTTGGTCTCACCAGCCGCTGCGATTTCAAGCGAGCGCTTGAACGCGCCGGGGTTGATGCGCTCCACGAACCCGCCGAGGTCATAGCTGTTCGAGTTGAACACGGCAGCGTACCCAGTGGCGCGGCCTTCGTTGTCATCGCTCTTGGCGCGGATTTTCAGCCCAGTGAGGGCGAAGTTACGGGTCTCGGTGGTCATGCGGCGTCCTCAGGTTGATCGGTGGTGGTGTCGGGTTCGGGGTCGGGTTCCGGCTCTGGTGCCGGTGGTGTAGGTTCGGGCTTGGGCGCTGCCGCGTCCTCCAGCGGGATCGTCGCGCCTTGAATGTAGAGGCGGTCACCGCCGTCCATCGGAGGCAGGTTTTCGTAGGCGCGGGCTTCATTAGGGGTCATCAGCGCGGAGTTGACGGCCTTCTGTAAGCCTTCCATGCGCGCGGCGAAGTCACCACGAAGTAGACCGGACATCGAGAACTCAACATATCCGGTTGCATTGCGCGGCCCGAACAACTTGGCGTTAAACTCCTGTTCAATGGCCTCAATGATCGGGTGCAACGTCTGCTGTGCGAAAGACAGGTTCTGTTGCTCGACGTTTGAATACGTCCCGTTGGTCAAGTCGTGCAGGATCGCAGGTGCGACGTTAAAGATGCGGCTTGTCTCACTGATCATGAACTTGCGAAGTTCGATCAGTTGAGACTTGGAGGGATCGAGGCCTACGGCCTTGAGATCGTGGCCGGTGGGTACAACCAAGACGTTGCTCTTGTCGCGAGCGCTCGCGCGCACGGCCTTGGCGATGTCATTCGAGGCGCGTTCACTTGCGGCCGGGGAGATCGCGCCGGGGGTGGTCAGCATGAGAGGCGGCACGCCACCTGATGCGAACAACTTGCCCGCGTATTGCTGGCAAGCGACCATGAGGGCGATGGCGTCCCGGTTCGAGTGGATCGGATCGTAGTGACCGATCGCGTCCGATGTCGGCAGAGTGACGATATCGATCACGTTCGCGGCGTCATAGGTGACGCTGCCGCTCTTGAGTTCGTAAACGTAGGTGCGCTTGATCTGGTCCCCGGCAAGGCGCTGCTCGATCGTCAGCTTGGAAGGGTCCAGCGGCATGATGGAGAGCACGCGATTGGCCTTGTTGCGCGAGATCAGCGCGGTGGCACGACCCTTGAGCAACAGACGCGAGACCAGCCAACGTAGAAATGCGGATGACGTTTGATAGTCGTTAGGCCGATCATGGATGAGGTAGTAAAGTGGGTTGCGCGTGTCCTTTTCGGCACCATCATCAGTGCGCTTGTAAAGATGAAATGGCAGCGCGGCGATTGTACCCGCGATAACGTTCACGGCCTGCCAGATGGATGTGACGCCCAGCGCCTTCTCTTCCGTGACACTATCGCCCGTGATAGTGGGTAGGCGCGAGAAGAACTCATTATACGCCTCCGGATCACTCAGTGATACGGTGGGGTCTTCTAGGGATCGCGTCTCGTTGCGCGCAAATAGGTTGAACATGCGTGTATTTATCTGCGGGATGCAGATGCATGCGCCGGGTGCGCAGTTGATTGTCAGGTCAAAGCCTAGAAATCGAGAAGGCCGGGTCCTCCCATGGACTGACCGGCGCTACCTGATTGCCATCGCGAACCTTGAGCCCCAGCGCCATGGCGAGTGCTTGAGCACCGTCGATCTTGAAGCGGGACTTGCTCTTGTCCAATTTACGGTTTCCGGCTTCATCCATTTTGACGAGCGCGTTCATCACGCACATCGTCAGCAGCGGGCCACCATCGTGGACCAGCGCCTTGGTGATGATGCTTTCCTCAAAGGCCATCACAGCCGGGCTCATGTCTTTGTAACCCTGACCCCAGCCGACCAGCCTAAGACCGCCGTGCAGCTTATCATCATCGGACGCGGCAAGGCCGATTTCATCGAAGTGGCCGAGGAGTTCGCGGGTGCCATAACGGTCGTACGCAAGCCCGCGCACATCATATAGCTGGCACAGTTCGGCGATCTTGATCGCCACCGATCGTGGAGTGATCATGACGCCGGGGCAGGCTTCTAGTCGGCCTTGTTGAGCGTATAGATCATACCTCACGCCATCGCGCTTGGTATGGTCGCTGATGAGGTCAGACGGTTTCCAGAACCATGCGCGGCAGCGCGCCTCGGGTCCAGCGCTGACCATGACCAGCGCGGTCAAGTCATCCCTGAAGGACATGTCGAGCCCGAGATAGACCGGTTCGCGCTCTGTGAACTCCACCGCATCAGCACGGCAGCCTTTCCAAGCCGCCTGACTGATCAGGGTGGTGTATGGATTGACGCGCTGGTTGAGGTAGCGGCGTCGGAAATTGGCCTCTTTGGAGGGCAGGCGCGCGGCTTCCTCGGCCGCAACCCGGATCGGTTCAATCGACTTCCACGTCAGGCAAGCGGGGTTGGCCTTGATCCACTGTGCCTCATCGAGGAGGTCGCACTCCTCATCCGCCGCGTGGAGGTGCACCACTAGGCTTTCGTCAACCTTGTTTCCGTCATCGTCACGCCGCAGACCATCGTCGATCATCAGGCTGAGGGGATGTTGAGGGTCGTTGTTCTGCGTGCTAATCGCAATCGCGAGTGGGTCGCGAATGGTCTGCTGACTGTCAAAGATGGTGTTCCACAATTCGTCAGTTTTGGATTCCCCCAACTCGTCGTAAACAAAGAACTGGGCATGCAATCCGTGCTTGGTCGATGTTTCAGCCGAAAGGGCTTTGTAGACCGATCCGCGCCCCTTTACGGTGCTGGACATCACCATGATGGTCTTGGTGGAGTTCACGACCTTGAGAACCTTGGCAAGGCCGGGGCTCATTTCGATCATCTTGCGGCAGATATTGAATATAACCGACGCCTGTTCGCGATCGTTCGCGCATGAATAGATTTGGCTGTTGGGCTGCGCCTCTGGGCCGACAAGATGAGCGAGCAAGAGACCCGCGACGAGGTAGCTCTTTCCCACCTTGCGCGCGACTGACAGAACGGCTCTGCGGACAAGACGCGAGCCTTCGGCACTGTGCGGTTCGTAGATATCCCGGATGAACTCGGCCATCCACGGGTCGATGCGCAGGCGCGTTCCCGCAAGCGCGCCGTCTACGATGGGCAGCAATTCGAGGAAGGCAATGACGCGGTCGGCGCGCCCGGTGTCGCGTTCGATAAGATGGTCGGCGAACATCAGTTCATCAGACCTTTGAACGAGTCCTCCTCCGTGCCCTGCGGTGCGCTGTTGATGGACTGACGGGCGATCGGGTCGAGCCCCAGACGCTGCCCCAAGGTCGCGATCAGCCGGGCTTGGTCGGCCTGAAGTTTGTAGGCGGGATGGATGACCTGCTGACCGGTGGAGCCGGTGCCGATCGGCTCGAAGTTCTTGTCGCTGATCAGGCGTGTGGCGGTCTGGTGAGCAGCCACGGCCTCGCAATAGGCTGCCAGAAGGGCGGAATCGCACGCGGTGTAGACATCCGCAGGCATGGCACCGATGAGCCGGGTCCAGACCTTGCGCGCGGCGCTGGTCATGGTGGTGGGGCGCGAGGGCACGCCAGAGGGCTGCGGTTCGGCCTTGTTTAGGGCGCGCTTACCGGGGTTTCCTGCGAGTTTCTTGATAGCGGTGGGTGTTGCGGTGCGGGGCATCGCAGGTATTTATCCAACCATCAGACTATTAAGCTGTTGCGAGACAGCGCATGTCGATCAACAGAAAAAGTGATTTATCAGCTATTTGCGTAGGCAATCAAAGCGAGGCGCATGTTTTATCGATCACACTTGCTTCTTTTGTTCAAGTTCGAGACAAAAGGTTGAGGACGACTCAGTTCTCTTACAGGGGAGAAATATCGTGTCTGTACGGGCTTTAGTAAGTGCGGCCTTGGTGATCAGCATGGCGTCCAGTCCAGCAATCGCGCAAAACCCACTAACCTCTATCGGCAGTGGCATGGCCGTTTCCAGCGTTATCAGCAGCTTTCGCGATGCTGTGTCGAGCTTGATAGATAATACCGATGATGCGGTAAGCGCTAACACCTTTAGGACGAGACAACACCTACAGATACTTCTTGGCCAAGTGAATGCAATGGCTCAAGGAACGTTGGATAAAACGTTCAGTCAACTCACCGCTGCCGAGCAACAGGTATTCAAGGATGTGGGTAATCAGATATATCAGTTGCAGAGCTTAGAAAAAGTAACGGCTCAAGATGTCAGGAAAACAACATACGCAGTGTCATCATCCCTCGATAAGTTGCCCTTTGTTAAGGGTACGCCTATGGTGATGGAGTACGCCCCAGTATACGTCATTTCAAAAACAAATGCAGACAAGGGCGCTGTCGCGATCACGATCCAAGGCAGTAGCCTCGGTACTGGTGAAGCTCAATATACCGTAGCTGGTAAACCATGCCAGAAGACAACACAGATTACGACATCAATCACCTTTAACTGCCCTGCGTCGCTATTCACGGCCACATCGGAGGTTACGCCGATTGTTGGAGAGCTTACGGTGCCACGCACGCTCACGTGGTGGGAGACTATCAAAGGATGGTTCGGTAACGTTGCAGCACCGACAAAGTACACCTTGGCAGTGAATGTGATCCCAACACGACTTGGTGAGTACACCGTCAAAGCCGTGGTTTCCACCCAAGTCGTAAGCACTCAAGACCGAGCACAGGAGTTTAAAGATGGCAACGGCCATTGCAAGGGGGATCGCACGAAATTGTTCGAATTTAACAGCACAGGACCTGAATGGAACATCTATTCTAATTCGGTGCGTGCTGTTTGTGATAGCTCTAAGAGCTCTCGCTGTCTTGGTATCCAAAACTTAACCAGCCAGAGCTTTGGCTACATGAGCAAGATCGCTAATCATGGGTCTTGCGGGCCCTTCTATAAAGATGCACGGGGCACCGTTTGGGGTACTGCGTATTGGACGGAGTACAAGACCACCGATGGTACAGCACAGCAGGATGCAGCCAGCGGTGAGTTAAACTGGGCCAAGTCGGTGATGGTTAAGCTTCCGGATAATGTGAAATCTGTATCGATCTCTGTAAAGCAGATCGACGGGGCAGAGCCGATCGTCATCGACGGAGATTCTACATCGCCTTGGTTTTCAACCGAGTTCCAGAAAGATACCAAGCTTCTCATAATCAAGCCTAAGAAGTTAACGGAAGCTCTGGGAGCGTAGTAGGAAGGCTCTCCGATCACTTCGCGTCTCGGCACTGGATCGGTGCAAACCGGGCGACCGCGACGCGACCCTCGCGCTGGGATCGCCCTCGGCGCGAGTTTCATCTAAAAATAACCTGCTGAAATGCGGCGTCGCGTGCGTGAGGGGGCGGCCGGTTTCCGCGACGCGCCTCATCGTGATCGACCCACCCCCTGCCGGGCCGTGGTGACCACGATAACCGGTCTGTGCCGGTACCCGATCGGTCAGTGAGCGCTCGTCCGATCGGGATGGGGTGAGCAACCCCGTTGAATGTATTTAGTCAACGGTGGCGGGTGACGGGTCAGGTCGGAAAAGTTTATGCGCTTGCAAGCGGCTGCATGCAGTGCTGATAGACGCGATGCGCTAGTGCACTAAGAAGGTATCATCGATGGAAGGCTTGCTCATCTTATCGCTCATCATCAGCTTAATTTTGCTGATCTGGTTTGTCTCGACGATGAACAACGTAGTCAGGGAACTCCGCATTCAGAATCGACAACAAGCACTACTGTTAGCTTACAAGAAGGCTGAGAGTTCCGTTAGCTTTGGCAAGCACCTAGAGGCCGACTTTGAACACTTCTACGCCATGAAGCGTCACAAGATTTTTGATCAATGATGTCACGCGTCAGGATCGTCGCTGCCTCGAATCAGTGAGTCCCGCTTTAAGGCACCCTGACTGACGGCTTGCCTTTGATCGAGCAAACTTCCAAAGGTGAACAGAAGGTTAAGGGGAAAGCATCAATGAAGGGGTTTGTATTCGTAGTGGCTGCGCTGACGGCGAGCTTTGTAGCGGCACCCGCAAGAGCGGCCATCTATGATCTATCGGCAACGGGAACTGTGACCGGCGCTCAGTTGGCGATCAATAGTGCCTTCACACCTGCACCGACCGGTAAGTTCAAGGTTGGCGACGCGTTCAATCTGAAGATGCGCTTCGATGCAGACAAGGCGATACTCACCAGCTTGTACGACGCGGACCCGACAATTAATATCTACTGGCTCCCGGATATGCTGACAACGATTACGTCCGGCACCTATACGTCCTCCTACAAGGCGCGCTTCGATATCAGTAGCTCCGTTCAGTTCTGGAACGATCACAATGTTGTCGGAAAGACAGACTCCCAATCTTTCAGATCATCTAATTACGACTTCAATGGACCAACTCCATACGATCTCGGCGGCGGATTAAACTTCGAAACAGTCGGCTTGAATGCTTTCGATTGGTCAGCGCTTTTACGTTCGAGTGACATGATTAGCCAACTCAACGGGACATCCGCCGCATTCAATTCCAATTCGATGCAATACACCTACAGCACCGGGGCGGTCCCCGGTTCGAATGCAGTGAGGCCAGTTGTGCTGGTTGACATAGGCAACGTCTCTTGGTCGCTTAATCCCGTCAGTGCAGTGCCTGAACCTAGTACGTGGGCGATGATGATCATCGGTTTTGGGGCGATTGGGTTTGCGAAGCGCCGTCAAAGGAAGGTCGTGACCGGCCTAACTTACGCGAGTTAAGAGAACATCGGCCAGTCACTCCGATGCGTTGGGGTGACTGGGATCGATCGGGTAACCATCAAGATTACAGGCACCATCCCAGCCGCCATTCTCCTCGCGCTGCTTGACCCTTGAGTGACAGGGTGAGCACAACGGTTGCAGGTCACCAGCGAACAACTCTGGATCACCACGGTGGGGGATGATGTGGTCAGCCACCGTGGCTGCGGTCACACGGCCAAGGCGCGCACAGTAGCGGCACAGGGGCTCTGCCCTCAGCAGCGCGGCACGCCGAGTGCGCCACGCCTTGCAGTTGTACAGCTTACGGTAGGCGCGCGCCTCGTCGCTGCGATCGTCGCGCCGGTAACTCACGCGCCTCCCGGTAGACCGGGCAGGATTGTGGGCTTGGCCTCGTTGATCCAGCTTTTGACCTGATCGAACGATAGCTGACCAGAGGTGTAGTGAAGGTGGGCATAGTCGCAAAGCTTATCGGCCAGAGCGCGGAGGGCGCGCTCAAGCACCTTGGGTGAGGTCACGTTGGTCCAAGTGGCGATCTCGTTGCCGATCATGATGGCGATGTCATCGCGGTCGAGGGGCGTGTTCATTGTGAATCCTTGAGGGCGCGGGCAACCGCACGCGCGGTGAATGCTGCCAGCCAGCCGGTGACAGAAAAGGTGGAGGCCGCGACGGTACCAAGCGCCACATCCAAGGGCAGGGGCACCAGCGGCATGAGCGCCACGGCAGTGCAGCCAGTCAGCACCAGACCGTTGGCGTAGGCGATGGCGCGCAACACGTCATTGGTCATCGCCGATCTCCAGCAGCATCGCTGCAAAGCGGCCTTGTACGCGTTGGAAATCGAGGATGTAGGCTTCGGTCGCGGAATCGTAGAACCGACCATATCCCCGCTCCTGTAGCAGAAAATGAAAGTCATCGTGCTGTTCGGGTAGTAGCGCCACGCGGCCATCAACTACGTCGAGAAACCACAGTTTTGCTCCCAACGATAGGGTGGCATCGTCATCGTAAAGGTGGGGAAAGTTGCTCATGTGGTTATTTATCCACGAAGTGCAGCCTTACTGCCCAGATGGGTATACCGAGGTCCGTGAGACGGCCACGGGCCACCTCAGAGCGGTAGAAGGCATCTGACGGGCAGCCATCTGCCAGCCACTGGGATAGGCGTTGTGAGTAGGGCGTACGGGGTGCTGTGAGTGTCATCCAATACTTAGTTAGGCCAACCCGAACCGCGCCAGCCACGCTGCCACCACCTGAAGGCGATCCTCGGGCACACCCGTGACCGTCACCTTGGCGGCTTGAAGATCATACCGGCGCGATGGATCAACGGGGTAGTCGGGATCGCTGTAGATATCGGTTTCACCTTGCTGTTCATCCATAGTCCGGGCTTACAAGATCGTGTCCCGCCAAATCAATAAACTTCGGAATGCTCATAAAAGGTGGTAGTGATACTTGGATGAGGAAACACTCTATTGCTCATAATAGGTGGTAGTCGCGTTTTCTCGTTGACGATACTATAACGTCGAGACATATGGCGCTCATCGAGGAGTACGAACGATGGGCAAGAAGGTAACGACACGCGCTGAGGCAGTACGCGTGGCATATTTTATCGCGGAGAAGATGGGGTCCAAGAGCGTCGATGGTGCCAAGGCCAAGTTCTCAGAAAAGTGGGATGGCAAGTGGCGTAAGACTACCTACGAGATCGAACATCCTGACTTCTCGATCTACGCTACGCGCACCAAGCATTCACGGGACCAGCGCATTCGGGACGCTTACAACAGCGTGGATGGTCTGCTGGCTTTCGCTATATGGGCTGCGCGCAACTTCCCAGCGTCAGTGACGTGGATCGATGAGTTGCGCGATCCCGCGCTGGTACGCGGCACGATGGATGCGCGAGCGCGCAAGGAGATCGTGCTGCCGCCGCGCCTTGGGCTGGTGCCGTTGTCGAAGGCGCTGCACGCGCTGGACTACTACGCTTGATGCGCCGGTCGCATATTCAAATTCATGAGCACAGAAAGAGTATTTCGAGATGAAGAATGGTCATGTCGCGCCGGTCGAAACGCTTTACCACATGGAGCGAGCCGAAGCATTTGAAGATGGGTATTACCAGTGCGTCGGCATCATGCCAAACAGTGGTGTAGGCAGGCTGCTCACCATGTTGGACCGCGCTCTGGCTGATGGTCTCGACGAGGAGATCGGTAAGCTGGTGCTACTTGGGGGCTTCGCGCGCGCTGGTCTGGCAGAGAAGCTTGCTGCCCAGTTCGATGGGATCGATGACGTTTGGCTGCCTGCCTGCGTGAAGAAGCAGGCGCATGAGCATCGCGCACATCTATGCCACCTTGGGTGAGGACTGGCTCCGCAATATGAACGCTCACATCTTGGAGGCGCGCGGGGTGGTGCTGGCTCCCGCGCCACCAGCCGAAAAAATGAAAACGGGTAGGCGTGTTTTCAAATTCATGAGGCGAGGTTTATCACTTGAACGCCCTTAGAGCGCCGTTGCAGAGCGCCTTACGGGCATCGAGGCCGTGAACGCCGCCGTTGATGCGCTTGGTCAGCTTGGTGAGTTCCCAGCCGTCGCACAGGCTCCACAGGCCGTTGTGGGTGAAGAACCATGCTGCGGCATCAAAACCGCCCTGATCGGTCTCAAGATAGGCTATGACTTCTTCAAGGGTCATACCCAAGGCTTTCGCAAATGCCTTGTAGTTGTCCATCCCGGTAAGCTGGATGAAGCCTCGGCCGCGTGTCAGCCAACCATGGCCAGACGCCTCATCACCGCAGCCGTTACGACCCGCGTATACGCGATTGGCGATCTTTTCGGGTTGCCGGGCGTAAAGCGTGGCGGTGGTTTTGGTGAAACGCTTCGGCCATGTCGCGAGGAGGCCAGCCGCCGAGTAGTTGAGGTTCTCGACCCGCGCGGTGAACCCGGCACTTTCGTGGTAACATTGAGCCAACCAGCACGCCAAGCGCCGGGTGGTGTTGATCTCATACCGCTCGATCGCCGGGGTACTTGCCTCAAGGATCATGCTGCGAGTTGCGGGTTTGAGACGCGGGAACGCTGCTGAGAGCGTGTTATCATTAAGTTCCATTCATGAACTTATGCGCGCGTGCGAAGTGGATGAGCCGCTGCTAGAAGTAACTCCTTGCTAACTCCTTCGGAGTTAGCCCTCTGAAATGAAGACGTTAGCCAATATGGCGCACGGCTATGACCTGCTGAACGCCACCTTAATCGATCTTGTGGTCATCCGACTATTTCCAGCCATCTCCGGGGTGGAGGCGGCTGCTACATTTGTGGGCGCGCTGCTGGTGATCTGGGGATGGCGAGTGCTCGCACGGGTGACGGCCTAAGCGCGGCTTTCGCGTTCGGCCCTTCTCATATTCAAATTCACGTGCCGCGCCGCCCCGTCGAGCCGCCCAGTGCCTCGCTGCGCTCGCCCCCGTCGCATAATTGGATCAATTTTCCGGTCAATGACCGGCACCATAATGGATTCGATGACATATGTGGTCTTTGGGACCACCACTTATGAGTTGATGGGGCGCAAGCCACATCTCTATTAGAGCTCACATGACACATCTAATCACGGCCACCATAATGGCGATCAATGAACGGGGTCGTGAGACCGCATCTTATGGCCTAGAAGGCCTTCGGGCCTTCTCTGTTATAGAAGTCATGACAACCTTAATCATGTCGAATTTAACGGCTATCTGAGAAAAGGCGTCGTAAGACAACTGCTTCTTAAATGAGAGCCCGATGAGACAGCGGCGAAGCCGATGGATCGAAGGGCACTTCTCTATTAATAAGATGTGTGTCTTTCGACCCATTGCTAATAACTTTTCTAATAGAGAAGTTAGGTACCGGTGACCCATCCACGAAAGCGGTCCGTATCCAACGCGTAGCGGCACTGCATGACGCACTTGGCGTGCTTGCCGTTCTTGTCATTGTAGCTTTCTGGGAGTGGCTTGCCAGCCGCGTCACAGGTGGACCAAGCGGGCAACTGGATCGGCGTCTCGTCATCGACCCATATGACCGCTGTCGCGTTGGTATCACCCGCCGTCACTGCTGCCGTATCCACCAGCATCATCTGCTTTTCATGTCGCAGGGTGCCTTCGCCATAAATCTTGGTCACGAGTAGGCCACCTTGCAACGCGTTCACCTCCATGGTGACGCAAGCGGTCTCGATCATCGCGGCGTATTCCGGACTGATGGGGTAGACCTGACCCGGAGACCATTTACCCTCCTTCATCGCGCCCTTCTTCTGCTGAGCCTTTTTACTCACCTTGCGCAAGTCTGCCGGTGGCATCAGCGAGACCCGTCCGGACCAGTCAACTTGATCGAGCTTCCGAAAGTCAACATCGGCCGCGCTCGCCCACGCCTTGATGTTGACGCCATACCTGTTTGGCTGCCCCTTAACGGGCTTACCGTTGTCCCAGTTGTCCCAGATGCTAACCTCGATCAACTCAGGCGCGAGCGGCATAGGGTGGGTCTTGCGCTTGGTTGGTTTGATGTGGTCCATCATCAGCCAATCTTGAAGCTCCGCCATCATGGCCGGGTCAGCTTGGGCTATGCCTATAACGGTCTGGTAGGCTTCGCTCATCAAGGCGCGAGGTGACGGCTTACGAACCGGCTCGGGATCGCGACCAGTGTCGATAAAGCGTAGTTCGTGATGGTCGTTCTTAAAGTACATGTCTTATCTCCATAGTTGGCAAGATTGTGTCTCTGTAGAGAAGTCGATTGAGGCCGATCCATATCATTCGACCGAGCCGTTTATTTTTTGAACCGGGACCTTCGCCCCGGCTCACTTTCCTGTTTTTGGGGTTACGTATCTTTAAGATCAGTTCGTCAGGTCGTTGATATGGCTCGTGTTCGTGAACGCCGTGCCGTTGCACCGAAGCCATTCGTCCCGCCATGCGAGCGCGGCTTCAAGATCATAGAAAGTTGGACTGTTGATTGTTCGTCCATTGCGACCGATGCGGCAGTAGTACCGGGTATGACCGCGCGGCGTCTTGCTGATCACGATCAACTTGTGACCAGACTTGGCGAATCCGACGCGGTTCTGGAGGTTCTCACTGCGAGAGCACGGACGAAGGTTGCACCACCGGTTATCGCCGCGATCCCCGTTGATGTGATCCATGTCAGATGGTGGCCAGTCACCGGTCATCCAGAAGTACGCCACACGATGAGCCGCTACCTTATGACCGAAGATGCCGACGTAAGTATACCTAGTCCGCTTGTTGTAGTTGCCAAGTCGATCACCAGCCTTCCTGTTGGCTGTATCCCTGATTAGAGTGAAGTCTCCTGTTTCTGGATCATAGTGGACCAGCGAGAGGAGTTGCTCGTGCGATATGTCGCGCTTGTAAGCCGCGCGGGTGCTTTCAACATGTCTTAACATGTTGTATTTACTAAATTTAGAAAATCATACCGTTTTAAAGGCTATTTTGTGCCGAAAACAAGAAACCCCACCGGCGCTGACCAGTGGGGTTTCTCTGTAAGACATCTATACGGGATCGAGAGAAAGCAACCAAAGGGGAGTTAAGCTAACTTTCAGTAGTATTTATACCCCGGATGAAACCACCGTTCAATAAATGATTAGGGCCCGATCGTCACTTCCACGATCGAGCCCAGACAAGCGAGATATCAAGCGTTGAAGCCATTCAACGCGTGATCCTTGTACAGGATCGACGATGGCGAATGCAAAATTGAAATGAGGAAGTTGGGCGGTGGCGAATGGTCGCGTAAACTCCACCACTCGCGCGCCATGTAGCAACGCCACCCTACTGATCAACCCTCGCGCCCGTAATTCTTTCGTGAGCGATATTGAAATATGCCGCATCCTGTTCGATGCCGATGAACTGGCGTCCTGCCGCAATGGACGCGACACCAGTGGTGCCGCTGCCCATGCAGTTGTCGAGTACCACGTCGCCGGGGTTGGTGAAGGTCTCGATCAGGTACCGCATCAGCGCTACCGGCTTCTGTGTTGGATGCGCCCCGCGTTCGATGTCAAAGCGCAGCACCGATCTGGGGCACCGCGTACCGTTGTTGACGGTGATCGTCTCTTCGGTCTGCTTGCCGTAATTCTTCGACTGTACCGATCCACGCCGCACCGTGTAGGGCGTTCCAGCAGTCATCTGCGGGTTGTACGTGGGCAGCCGCTTGTAAAATACCAAGATGGACTCGTGTGACTTCAGCGGCATTTTCTTGGCGTTCAAGAATCCGGTGCTGGCGTTCTTTTCCCAGATGAGTTCGTACCTGAAGTCGCGGTAGTTACTCGCCACCAACATCGATGTAAATGGCTGCTGTGCTGTAAGGATTATGGGTGCGCTCGGCTTGGCGACACGCCGATACTGTGCCCACAAAGGTTCAAACGGAATGAGGACATCCCAGCCGTTCTTCGTGGTGGCGTAGGGGAGGTCACAGATGATCGCATCAACGCTGGCATCGGGGATGGTGGGCAGAACGTCTAGGCAGTTGCCGTGGTGTAGGGAAAGGGGTTGCACCCGGTATTTAGCCGCCTGCACCGCCATACTGGCATGCCGTACGATTCCGGATTGACCGCCGTACTGGTATGCCGTAGTTCGATCTC